ATTTTGTGACCATGAGAATAAAACGTAACCTTTTTTGGTTGTGTATATTAGTAGACATGAATAAGAAAGCAGAGATAATTTACGAGCGCTTGAGCGCGTGGCTTCAAGAAAGCAATAAGTACGCAGAAGCTGACAATGAGCTAATAGAAATGGCGGCAAACGTGAGAGCCGAGCTAGACGTTCTACAAGATTTTATAAATAAGAACGGTACTACTTACGAGTGTATTACCCGTACTGGTGAAGTGATGCACAAGCATAGGCCACAACATCAACAGCTAGTAGATGGGCGTACTAGATACTTAACTATTTTACGCGACTTAGGATTAACGCCAGCCGCTAGAAATAAGGTAGCACAATTAGAAAGCGGTGATAATATACTCGACAGCCTTTTACAAAGTAAGTGAAGCACCCAGCACACAAATACGCTGTAGACGTTGTAGCGGGTAAAATCGTAGCGGGTAAGTATTGCCTACTAGCTTGCAAGCGTTACTTAGACGATCTTGACAAAGCCAAAAAAAAAGGCTTCGAGTTTAGAGAGTCAACTGCTTTAGCGTATCTGAAATTTTTTGAAAAATGTTTAGTGCATACTGTAGGCGAGTTTGCTGGCAAACCTTTTAAGCCTTTAGCGTGGCAACAATTTATTTTATGGAATCTTTACGGCTGGTATAATAAAGATGGTTCTAGGCGTTTTAGGTACGGGTATATTTCGGTAGCTCGTAAAAATGGTAAAACCACTTTAATTGCTGGATGCGCTTTAGCCTCTGCTATTTTTGACGAAGAACAAGCTGGCCAAGTTTACTTTGCCGCTACTAAGCGAGATCAAGCCCGCATAGGTTTTGACGAAGCTAGCCGTATGGCTTCGCGTAGTTCAGCGCTAAAAGGATTTTGCGAAGTAGGTAAGCACGATATTTACGTGCCTAAGTACGATACCAAAGTAACTTACCTAAGTAGCGACAGCAGAAGCTTAGACGGTCTTAACGCTAATTTTTGCGCTGTAGATGAATACGCCTTCCATAGAGATGATAGCGTGAGTAATGTTTTGAGGTCTTCGATGCAGTCGCGTAAAAATCCGTTACACTTAACTATAACTACGGCTGGAACTTTTCAAGGCGCTTGCTATAAGCTACAGAAAACAGTAAAGCAAATATTAGACGGCGTAAAAAAAGACGAAAGCCAATTTGGTATAATTTATGAACTTGATGAAGGCGACGACTGGAAAGTGCAAAAGAATTGGCGTAAGGCTAACCCTAGCTTAGGCGCTACGATTTCACTAGACGGCTTAAAGCGCCAGTACGTACAAGCTAAAAACATCGGCGGGAGTTATCAAACAGAATTTAAGATAAAACACCTTAATACATGGGTAAGCGCTAGTAAGACTTGGATAGCCGCAGAAGATTGGGCAAAAAACGAACAGCCAAAAGATTTAACTGGCTTGCCTTGTTATGCTGGTTTAGACCTTGCGAGCGTTTCAGATTTAACGGCTTTAGTTTTAGTTTTTAACGTAGAAGATGAATACCATGTAAGAGGATATTACTGGCTACCTAAAGATACTTACGAAGCCGCCTTGCTTTCTGATGCTTCGCATCCTTACGCCGATTTTATAGAGCAAGAAAACTTTATACTTACAGAAGGCAACGTAACTGACTACGCAGATATAAGAAGGCTTATAACTGGCGTTACTTATACGCCTAACGGATTAGAAATTTCTAACGATTGTTTGCTCAATAAATACGATGTTAAAAAGGTTGCATACGATAGGTATAATAGTACACAAATAGCCATAGACTTAACTAACGATGGTGCGCCTTTAGTACCTTATGGGCAAGGCTTTATATCTATGAGCGCACCGACTAAACAGCTAGAAGTTCTTGTAAGGACTGGTAAGCTAAAGCATGACGGCGATAAGGTTTTATCGTGGAGTTTACAAAATGTAGAGTTACGAACTGATCCCGCTGGTAATATAAAACCAGATAAAGGCAAAGTAGAAGGTAAAGGCACTAGGCAAAATAAGATAGATCCTATAGTAAGTATGGTAATGGGTTTAGGCGAAAGCATGAAGCAAGAGCCAGAAATAAGCGACGACGACCTAAAAGTACTAAGTTTCTAAAAAAAAAATTTACCTCTGTAACACTAGTAAACACTAGGAAAAATAAAATAAATGTAAAAAAGTTGTGTAAAACACTTGACAAACTAAAAAAGTGTTGTATCTTTACAACATCAAACAAACAAACAAAAAAACAAAATGACACATTTTCAAACAAAGCCTTGGATTTTTAGAAATGAAGTAATTGGATACTTTCATGAATTTGATTGCGATATAGAGATAACAACAGATTTAAGCGGAGAAATTACAGATTATTCTGGCTGTGGGTTCAAACAAGCAGAAAAGCTTATACAAAGCTTAAATAAATAAAAACAAAGGGGAGCGCAAGCTCCCCACTAAAACACTAGAAAACATGAAAAACAATAGACTAATAGCAGAATTTATGGGTATCTCAAACTACAAGCAAGGAAAATATCACGCCTCGTGGGATTGGCTGATGCCGGTTGTAGATAAGTGTTTAAGCCGATCAGCTGGTGAATGGACAGATATACACGATGCTTTATTATCTTGTAATATTCAAGATGTGTACAAAGCAGTACTAGAATTTATTAAAAAGTAGAAAGCATGAAAACAATCAGCTACTACCCAAACGGCGTTTTTTTAAAGAAAGGTGCTCACAATCCACCAGCTTCATACTTAGACTTTGAAAGCTTTGTAAACTTACACAGCAGTAAAGAACTTAAAAGCCAGTTAGATTATATTAAAACTTGTGAGTACGGATCATGGCAATACAAAAACGCTAAAAAAAAATTACCCGTTGCACTACTCAATAAATTTGCATATAATTTAACAGAAGGTTTTATAGAAGAAACGCCTTACAAACCTTTTGATGTAGACTTAAAAGATAACACGAAAGAAAGCATAAACGCTTTTAAGGAAAAGATAAAAGATATAGCTTGCTTTGTTGCTGATAGTCCTAGTGGAGGCTTAAAGTTTTTTTTAAAAATAAACTTCAACACTAGCAACAATATAGAATATCGTAAAAAGTACGATAGTATCGTAAGCTACTTAGAAGCTAAGTATAACATAGTTTTAGATAAAATGCAAGGCAATATTAAGCAACCATATTTTATAAGCTACCAGAATAAAACTTCTTATGTAGATAAAAAATTCAACTATAAATTTAACTAAGCGCCGTTTGGCGCTTTTTTTTTTATCTTTATAGCTATGGCTGAAATGACTAACTACGAGAAGGCTAAGGCGCTAATAGTAGCCTCTGATCCAGAAAAATTTATAGGCTTTAAACTAGAAAACGGGTGCTTGCATATTTTGTACGTATTAAACGACCATCACGAAGTTTTTATCCTTAGTGAAGAAGAAGTAAACACCTTAGCAGAAAGCTTTGATTAATTAGTATATTTACAACAATGTTTGAACGTATAAGAAACTTTTTTACTAGGGCGGCAACAATTGCTTATACTGGTGGGAATTGGTCGGCCTTGAGAACGGCGGCACAACGTAGCGGCGTGAACATGGATGCAGAAAAAGCTTTGAGCGTTCCTACTGTTTACGCTTGTATCTATAAGATAGCTAGCACACTCGGAACGTTACAACTAACTGCGCTAAGGCGTGAAGGTACTGGCTCGCGACCAGCTACAGAACTTAATATCTATAGTTTACTTAGTCAATCTCCAGATGAAAACGTAACGGCTTCATTTTTCTTTGAGCAAATCATAGCTAATATGCTTTTATATGGTAAAGGCTATGCGCTTATAATTAGAAACCAGAACACTGGTTTACCAGAGCGCTTAGAGTTTATACCTACCAAAGCAGTAAAGCAGTTAGATTATGAAGGTACTGACGTATTCGAAGTAGATGGAATTGAGGGCGTTGTATTTAGTGACGATATGCTATGTATACCTTACTTACTAGGCGCTTCTCCTTTAGACTTACACGCTGAAACGTTTGGCCTAGCAAAAGCCGCAGAAAGATACGCGGCAGAGTATTTTAATAACGGCTCTATAATGACGGGCGTACTATCAAGCGATCAGCCTTTAAAGAAAGAGCAACTAGATATAGTGAGAGATAGTTGGAACGCTTCAAGCGCTGGCAACCTTACTAGGGTACTTCCAGCTGGCTTTAAGTATGACCGTATAGCTCTTAGTCCAGATGAAGCGCAAAACATAGAAAGCCGTAAAATGAGCGCAGAAGATATAGCTAGAATCTACAACGTACCAGCAGCTTTGATAGGTTTAGAAGGAAACTTTACTTACTCAAATACTGAGCAAGCTGGAATTTTCTTTGCAAAGCATACGATACTTCCTATAGCTAGACGTATTGAGCAAGAAATAGAAAACAAGCTACTAACTCCAGAACAAAGGGTAAACTACTTTGTACGCTTCAATATTGACGACCTTATGCGAGGCGACCTTAAAACTAGAGCCGACTACTATAACACGCTTTTACAAGCTGGCGTTTTAACAGCTAATGAAGTTAGAAGCCAAGAGAATCTCCCTATAATAGAGGGTGGCGATGCTTTACGTATTCCAGTAAACGTTATTAGCGCTAGTAAGTTTGAAGCTTATAGCGAAAAAATTAGTACTAATGGCTTACAATAACTACCCACAAACGGCTGTTAATGCGGCTAAGAGAGCCTTAAAGCACAAAGAAGAATACGGCTCTAAGTGTGGTACTGCTGTAGGCTGGCGCTCTGCTGGTATAATATCAAATAAAGAGCCTCTTACTTTAGATAGGCTTAAAAGAGTTTTTAGTTTTTTATCGCGAGCTAAAGTTTACGATACTGGTAAATTTTTAAAAGATGGAAAAGAAGTATGCGGTTCAGTTATGTACGCCGCATGGGGTGGTACTACTATGCTAAGGTGGGCAAGAAAAGAATTAGAAAAGCTAGAAAAGGAAGAACGCCAAGAAATAACTGGCAAAGCTAAAACTGCTTTAGAAAACAAAGTAGAAGAACATAACGAGAGCGTACAATCAGAAGTACGCAAAACCAATTTAAGGACTCTTAGCGCCGTTTTTAAACGTGGTATAGGAGCCTACAAAACTAACCCAGAGAGCGTAAGACCTAGCGTAAAAAGTCCAGAAATGTGGGCAATGGCTAGAGTAAATAGCTTTCTGTATGCCTTAAAAAATGATAAGTTTCGTAGCGGGAAGCACGATACCGATTTATTTCCAGAAGGCCATAAATTAAAAAGTAAAATGGAAGATGATAATAAAGAGCGTGCGCGTGTCGGAATGATAGACGGCGTACCGATTTACGACAATAAAGAGCAAGCTAACGAAGCCGCTGAAAAGTTAGGTTGTAGCGGTTCGCATTCTATGGAGTTTGAAGGTAAAACGGTTTACATGCCTTGTTCTAGTCATAGCGGAGCTACTGACGACGATAACGACAGCGGATATAGGCAAGCTGAAGGCGTAGTGCATAAGCGTACACAACCCGCAGATTTTGAGCTAAGAGAATCTAAGAAGGGTAGCACTATCGTAGGCTATGCCGCTGTGTTTAATACAGAAACGCAAATAGGCAACTTCAGAGAGCAAATAGCGCCCGAAGCTTTTAACAGAGCTTTAGAGGAATCTCCCGATGTGGTTGCTTTATTAAACCATGATCGTAATTTTGTGCTCGGTAGAACTACAAGCGATACACTTAAATTAAGCGTAGACGAACGAGGTTTAAAGTACGAGCTGAAGCTAGGCAATCAAAGTTACGCTAAAGACTTAGCTGAGTCTATGAGGCGTGGCGATATATCGCAAAGCTCTTTTGCTTTTACTATAGAACGTGAAAGCTGGGAAGATGATTTAAGAACGGTTGAAGAGGTGCGCGGTCTTTACGATATTTCTGTAGTAGCGGTACCCGCATATGCAGAAGCTAGCGCTACGCTAAGAGCTAAAGAAAGCTGTGGCTGTAAAAAAGAAGAAATTAAAGATGCTACTGTAGTAGAAGAAAAATCTGCTTCAGAAGTTCGTGCAATCAGCACACCAAAAAAAATAATTCAAAATAAATTCAAGATGAAAAAATCTGACCAACTAAAAAGCCTACGTAGCAATAAGCTAGTAGAGCTTAATGCTTTGGTGGAGGTTGCAGAAACTGAAGCTAGAGATTACACAGATGCAGAGTTGACTCGCCAAGAGCAACTTAATTCTGATATTGCTGAACTTGATAAGGCTATCGAGAGAGCAGAAACTACAGAAGCTAACGTAAAGCGCCACGCTAACGTAAGCGCTACACCTAAAGGCGAAGCTGTAGAGATTAACAAGATGAACAAGCGTTACGATATGGGTAAGGCCCTAAGAGAAGCGGCACAAGGTCGTCTTTCTGGACTAGAGCAAGAGATTCACGAGGAAGCACTAAGAGAGGCTTCAACGTTCGGCATTCAGCTTAGAGGTAACGTTTGTATCCCACAATCATTTGTTGAAAAGCGTAACGTTTACGGTAACGATGCTTCTGGAACTCCAGATACGGCTGTAGGCACTACTGGCACTGAAGCGGCTGAAGTTGCACCTTCTTTAAGAGCTAGACCAATCATTCAAGAACTAGGAGCTACACAGCTTACTGGTTTTGTAGGTGACGTTAAGCTACCAAGCTTACCAAACGATAAGGCTAGCTTACCAGCTGAGGCGGCTAATGCTACTGCTTTCTCTGGTTCTATGTCAAGCGTTACACTTTCGCCACAGCGTTTCGCGGCAGAAATGACTATTACGAAGGAAGCTTTAAACCAAGCTACTGGTAATATGCAAGACGTTATCGCTAGAGATTTTTCTGTGGCTATTGGTAACTCTATTGACCGTTACGCTTTCGCAAAACTTTGTAATGGTTCTGTAGAAGGTACACAGCTAGCGCTAGTACCAACTAATACAGAGTTCGCTGGCGGACAAGGTACACTAGTTAAGGCTACTGAGTCTGGAACTAATGACTTAGCTGCTGTTACTACTGCTGACGTTATGAACCTTTGGGCTGAAATTACAGCTAACGGTATCGCAGACGGCGCGGCTTTCGTAATGTCACCAGCTGTAGCGGGTGCATTAATGCAAGCTAACGTAACTGGTGCTGGTTCTAATGCGGCTTTAGTAGGGAATAACCTTATGGGGTACAACGCACGTTGGACTTCTAACATCCCTACTATTACTGGTACAAACATCCACGCTGACGCGGTACTAACTGGCGGAGCGGCTGACGTAGATCTAGGTTCTGGTTTCGTTTCTTCTGTTATGTTCTACGGAGATTTCTCACAACTATTCTGGTGCCAGTGGGGCGGTTACTCACTTACAGTAGATCCGTTTAGCGGGGCTTCTGCTGGTACTGTTAAGCTCGTTGCTGACAACTACTTCGATGTAGGTTTACGTGACGCTGGAGCAATCGGCTACATGTTAGCTAACGCTTCTGTAGTAGCTGGAGCAGATAACTAATAACTGCTGTATATAACTATAACTGGAAAGGATGGCTATTTAGCTATCCTTTCTTTATTTTAGCAATATGGAATTTATAAGTAATAACTGGCTAGAGATAGCTGTGGCTCTTATGGCTTTTGCAAAAGTGGTAGTAAACTTAACGCCAAGCGTAAAAGATGATGCGATTTTTGGTATTATTGATAGGGTTATAAATGCTATAGTAAAGCCAGTAAAAAAAAAATAGATAATGTTTCTAAGTGTAGAGAATGCAAGTGCTGCAAACTATGCGACTGTAATAAGTACTAGTGATTTAAAAGATCATCTTAGAGTTACTTCATCTGACGAAGATAGCTTAATAAATAGCTATCGAACTGCGGCTTGTCAGTTTGTAGAAAACTACTGCAACACAAGACTAACTAGTCAAAGCGTTTACTTTTACGCGCAAGCTTTTGGCGCTATTGGTGAATTTCAAATAGGCCCAGTTATTAGTGTAAGCGCTGTAGAGTATAAGACTAGCAAAACTGGTTCTTATATTACTTTAGATAGTGCTAACTACTACGTAGAAAAAGCTAGAGTGCCAGCACTTATTAAATTTATGACAGCGCCAAGCACTGACGGCGACGCTTTAGCGCCTATAAGAGTTACAGCAACTTGTGGCTACGCAACTACGCCAGAGCCTTTAGTTCATGCTGTAAGGCTTTTAGTAGCGCACTACTTCGAAAATCGTCAAGCCGCTGAGGTAGGCAATATTAAAGAAATACCTTTAGGCATAAAATCTTTATTGAATACTTACAGAAGCATAAGCTTTAGATAATGCGCATAGGTAGGCTAGATAGGAAAATCACAATACAATTTAGAAGTATTAGCCAGAACGATTACGGCGAAGCTGTAGCCGCTTATAGTTCTAGTGCTTCCGTGTGGGCAATGATCGATACTTCAAAAGGAAAGGAAGCTGTTAAAAATGGTATTGAAACTAGCCAACAAAAGGTAAATTTTTTAATACGTTTTTCTAGCGATGTAGACGACGTAACTTCTGGCGATAGGGTTTTATACAATTCAAAATACTATGATATAGAAAACGTACAAGAGGTTGGCCGTAATTTATCACTTCGTTTAATTTGCAATCTTGTAGAGTAATGAAAAGAGGCGATACAGAGCTACAGCTAGTAGGTTTACAAGAGTTACAACGTAAAATGTTAAAGGCTTCTACGTTTTGCGCTAAAACAGACGCAAAAATCAAGAACATCCATAGAAGGGTAGCGCGAGCTTCAGCAAGAAGATTAAAGCGTAAAATAACAACGTATAATAAAGCTATTGATGTTTACTATAAAGGCAAAGTACGTTTAAGTATAGAGAAAGGAACTTATAAAAGGTCTATAGCGGCTTGGCAACCTAAAGAGCATAAAGATAGCCACGTATTTTATATAGGTTCAAGAACTGGCTTTAAAGTAAATGACCGCAAAGATGGTTGGATGCAGTTTATAGTAGAACAAGGCAAACAATTTATAGAAGGCGGCCCAAACAGAAATAAAGGCGCTTTAATGAATCACGTAAGAACTGATGGCCCTAAAGTTATTTCACAGACTATAGCACTATATAAACAAGAATTTAATAAAAGGTTTAAAGGATGATTTTTACTAAAGGCATAAAAGCTTTAATGTCCGCTAATAGTGACGTAACTGATATTGTAGGGACTAAGATCTACCCATTGCAAGCGCCAAGCGGTACGGCTTTACCATTCGTTACGTATGAAATACTTTCTTCTGACGTAACGCATACTAAAGAAAAGGCTGACTTTGATTTTTCACGTTTGGAAATAGTTGGCTATACAACTACTTACGCAGAAGCTTGTACGCTTATAGAAAAGCTAAAAGAAACTTTTGCTAGAGCTTCTTATAATAGTGGTGGCGTAGTTATAGATAAGATATTCTTAGAGCAATTTGAAATAGAATTTTTTGAAAACCCAGATAGGTATGCTTGTGTTTTAGAAATAAAAGCTTTTGTACCTTTATAAAAAAAATAGAAAAAATGGCAGTTAAAAAAATTACATTTATAAAAGATTGGGTGCACCCTAGCGGGCATACAATAAAAAAAGGCGAGTGTGCAAAATGTACCCTTGAATTAGTTGAAGAATTAGAAAAGGGTGGCTATATTGCAGCTAAGTTAAAATCTAAAAACAAATAATAATGGCGGTTGTAAACGGCACTAATTTAATTATTACTTTAGGGGGTACGGCTATTGCTAACGCTCAAGAGGTAAGTTTATCTTTGAATCATGACGTTATTGACGTTACTACAAAAGATAGCGCTGGGAATCGTGAGTTGATTCCCGGCCAAAAGTCTGGCTCTATGTCTTGCTCTGGTCTTCAAGAGTTTTCTGGCTCTAACGGTATTAAAGCATTAACATCGACATTTAATACTGGTACAGCTGTAGCTTTGGTATTCGACCAAGTTGCTACAAGTGGTGAAACATTTTCAGCAAATGGTATTCTAACTTCGTTAGAAATATCTGGAGGTACTGACGATGCGCCAACGTACTCAGCAAGCTTTGAGCTAACTGGAGCTATAACTAAGGGTAATACTTAATTTTATAGTATGACTATAGAAATAGACGGCGTAGAATATCCACTACGTTATTCACTTCGTGCGCTCAAAAAATTTGAGCAAAAAACAAAGAAAAGTGTTTTCCATTTTGGCGATGCTGGTAGCATGACAGCAGACGCTATGAGCTGGCTTATATACGTAGGTATAGTAGATGGCTGTAAATTTGAAGGCATAGAGTTTGAAAAGTCTTTAGC